GACACCCACTGATCGTCTACAAATCGAGCACACTCTGGAAGCGGAAAGGTTCGCAGTCCCTTCAGCACAGAGCTGTGAACCAAATTCCCAACATATCCATGGACCATACCGCCAGACGTCTTCTGCTGAATCGACTGGTAATGGTTCTGATAGATGCCAACCAGCGTGACAGACCGACGCATCCGATCAATAAGATCTGGAGCGTATTCCTGGTCATCGTCGCAGACAAACACCCACGCGTCGTCGGGTGGAGTGGTGCCGATGTACTTGCTCGCAGGACCGTGGTCGTCTCCGAAACACAGCGTGACCTTTGAAGCGTAGGGTTCTTGCGTGAGATACTCGGGGGGAACATACTCTCCAAACCGGCGATAGGTGTGGGATACGGCCACATACACGTGATCAACCTGGTGAAGAAGCGAGTCGATGGCCGCACGGCACTCGGCCTCGCGTGGCGGAATCGTGGTGAGGCTCGCCACGACCGAAAAGAGCGGAATGTCAAGAATACGGTTGTTGTGATCGGCGGGATACCACGTAGGTGCCCAGCCCAGCTGTTCGAGGTGAGCCCATACATTCACCTCCCACGACAGGTGTGGACACAGTGGAAACTCCGACCGGTGTGCAAAGTAAAATGCATTCAACGAAGCAACGTCACCTAAAAAGAACCCTCCACAGAAACGCCAGTTCACGGATGACCAGATGACACCCTTTCCCCAACACCCGGGAACATACAGACAAGTGTCTGGATACACGCGAGTTGAGAGAGACCGCAGCTGCTCGATTCCACGCTCCTCGTTCAAGACGTGGAAGATGTTGAAGTCGATCCATGCGTAGTGCATTCCCGAATGACGGCCAGAGTCCATTGCCCGCGTCACCAACTCAATCTTTGCATTCATGAGAATCAGGAAGTTGCGAGTGTCGTGCGTCTCGTTGCGAGTCTCGGGCAGGCCCCGGGGAGCAACTCTGTAGGTGTCCAGCTCTTCCAGTTGAATCACCTCCTTCACACCGTGCGTCACCTCTACCTTGTCCGCATACTCTGGGCTGACAAAGAGGTGAATGCGGATACCTGTGGAGTTCAGGATCCGAAAGAACTCCATGCGACGTTCTGCGGTTCGATCTGTTGGTCTGGGTTCATGGAGGTCCAGAAACGCAGTAACGAACGTGACTGTCATTTAGAAATCACCGCCGTTCATACGTAAATGCCGCTTTCACTGACGGTTGACTTGGCAGGAGGGCTGGGAAACCAACTCTTCCAGCTCGCTGCACTTTTGCACGTAGCACGCCTCACGCGTCGAGTGCCGTATATTCAGAGCCTTGCGAATCCATCGCCGCATTCGAAGCTGTCGTATTTTGACACGGTCCTATGCCGGTTCAAGAGTCTGCACTCGAATGTGAAGCCGACGTCCAAAGTTTCAGAACCGTCCATGGCATACACGGACTGGCGTGGTCTTCTCCGCTGGAGCCCCAATCCGGAGATGAATGGGTATTTTCAGGATTGGCGGTATATCGACCCGGACTTTGTTTCTCGGTTGCACTTCTCACCCGATGTGCTGACTCGCTATCCTGCCAAGGACCGCATATTCCTCCACATTCGAGGCGGGGATTATGTTGAACATGCAGTCCACGGCCTCCATCTGGATGACTATTATCAACGCGCCATTGCCCACTTTCCAGATGCGCACTTCCTTGTGGTGACGAACGACATTGAGTATGCAGTGTCTCGGCCCTGGTTGGCCAATGTGAAGTACACGCTTGTCATGGAGTCGGAGATTGATACATTGTATCTCATGAGCCAGTGTGCGGGTGGCATCTGTGCCAATTCATCCTTCTCGTGGTGGGGAGCCTTCCTGAATCCAGACCGAAAAATTGTCATGCCCGACCAATGGTATGTACCTTCATGGTACGTGCAGTCCGGATACTACTTCCCGGGCGTTATCAAATGTCAAGTGTAACCACCTTTGATGGCGGAGGAGGAGGCATGGTTCCAGCTGCTCGGTGGGCAAGTACCTCGTCCCAGAATTCGCGGAGGGCCGGAAGATGGCGAGGCAACCACGTTGTGTCCTTGGGAAGGAACTCCTTCTTCGTGGACAGTAACAGCCAGAACACATACTGCGGCTCACGATCCGTTACCGTTGGCACCCACTCGTGCAACGCCATGTTTTGGGGCTTATACTCGACTGAATTGTCGTCAAAGACTGCGAGGGCTCCCTTTGTTTCCGTCGAGTTCATCCACTCGGAGGAGAAGACCTGCTTGAACCTGAATTCAACATACTCACATTCGTCAATGCCCGTGCACTCCATTTGCATCTGCATCTGGTGCACGTAGGCATCCGGAATCCCCTCTGTCTGAGGACGCGAGAATGGGCATTTGAACTCAACCAATCGTCCACGTCGCCGCACGTCGGTTGGGTCGTTTGGAAAGACAATGCCATCGGGTGACGCACCAAGAAAGGAATGGACCGGGTGCTGGACACAGGACACGTCCACAATTTTACACTTTGTCTCGGCTTCATACAGTGCCTTTGCGACAGGTTCCATGCGAGTTCCCCAGATTAAGGCAAGAGCAATGTTCCCACCGGTGGGCTGCGGCGGGGCAAGTTTGCGGACCACCAAGGCCCGTCGCGTCTCTCCGCCAGTAAACACACCTGACACCTCCGATGCCGTGACCATCTCGCCTCGCTTGGCATGCCACGCAGATGTCCGCTGGTCATTCATGCCGTAGACCCGGATCGTTCGCCGCACACATCGGTCGCGAGTCCATATGCGTCCCAGGTCTCCCTTCATCGCCTCTTCGGCTGCTGCGAAGACACGGCGGCGGGCCTGCGTATAGCTGAGCGTCGGAACCAGCAGAGTCAGAAACATGATGAGCGATTTTAGGCGGTTCTTCATGTGGGTATACGGCGGTTCCTTCAACCATTGAGTGACGACATCTTCCATTGCGTTTATTGATGCGTCACGTTGGAAAACTCATTTTCAGTGCTGGAACACAGAATCGATATGGAGACGATTCAAAGCAAGGACCAATGGGTTCTCCACCGTCTGGAAAAGTTCTACTCTGACCCCGAGAATTTCCGCCGCGTAGAGGAGGTCCTGTCGGGGAAGTCGCGGTTAAGCCTCAGGTTGCTGGATTGGTTTGTTACCAATTACTCAAAGAAGCACAATGTTTCGTTCATGGCTAAGTCAAACCATCACGTCATTGTGTACCTGGTCTACAAGTCTCACCTCAAGGCGTACAACAAAAAGATGTTTGACCCGTTCTGCCGATGGAAGCGTATCCAGTTCCGCGGCCTGGATACCACAGTGGGGCAGCTGAACTTCTTCGAATGGGCCATTCAGGATGAGGTGCTTGATTACCTGGATGCTCACTACGACGAGATCCACGGAGACATGGAAGAGTGTTCGCATGTGGTTCAGCCCAAGGACTCCGAACGTCGTAAGCGTCGTGAGCTGAGCCGCTCGGCCACCAAGTCCGTGCGTATCCACGATGTCCCCGTCAAGATTACGTTTGATTAAGTTGTCTCAACTCTCCGCGTGTAACAATGTTCTCGACGATTGATCGTTCGGTTGTCTACGATGTAGACACTGACATTACTGAACACGACATCAACATTGTATCTGACCTGTGGACGATGGCCGGACAACAGGTATATCGCGGTGCACGAGACCCGCGATACACCCATGCGAATGTATATTGGCTTTACGATCCAGTGTCACTTGACCGGGTGGGCGTGTCCGAACACGCTCTGGCCAATCCGGCCGACGTTTCGCTCTTGTGGTACAAGGACAATGTGTTTGGCACCCTCTTGCAAGAAGACGGATGGACAGCGGGCGATACCCTCTGGAAGGAGATGCCAACACACGCATATGAACAATGCATGACCGAGGGCTGGACGACGCAGACGCAGCTCCTTGAACGGTGTCTGCGTGGGCCCATGCGTATTGTCACGGTTGACGTCCTGATTGAGCGACCCACCGTATATAGCTGTGTCACCTGCGGGCGTGTCTCCATGTCTGCCTTTCCGTGTGGCGTAGCGGCCCCACTGTCCATCCCCGAAAAGGAAAAGGTGTTTTTTATTGATGAGCGAATGGTTGTTCACTCGCCGCCTAAAGGCGGCTCCTCCCTTGTCTGGTCTTTACTCGGGTTCACTGAACCGCCTGTGCCTTCCGCTGCTTCTTCGGACCCGGTGGCGGAACCACCGGAGCCGGTGCAGGTGGAGGAGTTGGAGACCGCGGCTTAGTCTCCTCATCCTCCTCCTCGTCAGGGAACGCATCCGCAACCGGCATGTCCAGCTTGGCCGGCTTGTCCTCGGCATCATCCTCGGGCTCCTTGATGTCGGCAAACGCCGCCTTGGCACCCACGCGGGACGGCGGGAACACCTTGGCCAGCACGACACGCCACGTCACACCGAAGCCTGTGCCGGTGACATACACGCTCGGAGCCAGAACCATGCGGCCCTCGATACGCTTAGCGAAGACCTGCTCCAGATTGTCCTCAGTCAGAACAATCGCATTGCCCTTCTCATCCACCGCGTCCATCCCGACCTGGCCATCCCAGATCGAGATCTTCATGCGGAGCGAAGGCGGATACTTGCCATTCGGAATCCACTCACCATTGACCTTCTCAACACTCGGCGTGAGAATCGGCTTCATGGTCTCGCGGAGAACAGCCTCAGACTTGGCCTTGCCGAACCACTTGCCCGAGTTGGCCATTGAGTGCTGGATGAGCTTCTCCTGCATGTCCAGGCAGAAGTTGTAGAAGGCACCGACATCGCTGCCATCGGTGCTACGATCCTTGGCATAGGAGTCGCAGCCCTTGAGCGAAGCCAGCAGGCTGTAGTTACGCTTACCGGACTGCTCGTCCGTGCGAACCACAACGCCAGCAGGGTAGTAGATGCGAGGGATGCGGACCTGAAGCGACTGCCCATTGTACTTGATCGGAACGGTCTTGCCACCAGCCTTGTTCGCGCGAATATCGCCGATGCTGACGCGGGAGATGTCCAGGTTCTCAGAAGGGATGATTGCAGTGGTAGCCATATTGAATTGTGTGAGCTTTCTTGGCCTCGTTGCCACCGGATCCGTTTTCCGCACACGTTTCCAGTTTTCAAGAATGTATACAAACTAAGCAATGCAACAGTGTGCGGCACTGCGGAACAAGAAGTCGACAGACCAATGTGGGTCGACTGCATTGCTTGGACATACTGTGTGTGGAGTTCACGCACGATGTAAGACGGTCCACTATTGGGCAGATGCGAACAAAGAGAAGATTCGTCGGTTCGTGAAAGTCCAGGCATTGTATCGCGGATGGCGAGTGCGTCACGTCTTGACATTGGCAGGACCCGGTGTGCTTCGGCGTGGAGTGTGCGTCAATGACGAGGATCTGGCCACCTTTGAAGACAAGGCGAAACAAGCACCGTTTGAGTACTTTGGGGTCCAGGAAGGGGACAAGGTGTGGTGGTTCGATTTCGCAACGGCATGGGAGTGGTTCACGCGAACGGTGTCTCCAACCAATCCGTATACGAAAAACCCAATCGCTCACTCCGATCTAACTCGGCTTCGTACGCTTCACCTGTATCGTCGTCGGCACAAGATGGCCGTGCCTCCGCCACCCAGAGACTTGAAGGAGAACATTGTTCGCAGGTGGACAATCCTGTCCCAGATCTTCCGTGGGTTCGGATTCGAGGACGTTCATCCAGAACAATTCGCGAATCTGACTCGTGAGAATCTGCGTGTAGCGTTTCGGTTCTTATCCGATGACCTGCGTGCAATGCCCCGCCCCAATCAACGCCTTGTTGCCATGGTTGCTCGCGGAATCGAGTCCTCCAGCATCAATTCGCTGAACATCATGACGATTATGCTGACAGACAGCCAGGCGTATGATATAGTCTTTTTGTTGCTGTCCGCATTATACCGCTGTTAAAATGGATTTACGCACGCCAAGCCGGAAGGGAGCCTGCCACAATGAACATCTTCTTCCTGTCTCTCGACCCCGACGAAGCGGCTCGCCTTCACTGCGATAAACACGTGGTGAAGATGATCCTGGAAACTGCACAGCTGCTGTATTGTGCCCACTGGGTCTACGGGTCTCCGGTTCCCGAAGGAGCCTATCGCAAGACCCACCCTAATCACCCGTCCTCTCGCTGGATTCGCGAGTCGCTGGCTAACTACATCTGGCTCTGTCGCCTTGGAATGGCCTTGTGTGCAGAGTTTACCCACCGATACGGCAAGGTTCACAAGACGCAATCACATTTGGAGTGGCTGTCTACCCACTCACCCGCTGGCCTGGTGGACATTGGATGGACACTGCCTCGACTGGCCATGCCCGATGAATTCAAGCATCCTGACCCGATTGTTGCGTATCGAAACTACTATATCGGAGCCAAGGTGCGTTTGTTGGTCTATACAAAACGTCTTATCCCCGAATTTCTACGCCAAGTGGTTTACATGACCGCCGAAGGTAAGAGTATACCAGTGCGTTAGAAATGTCCTCTTCTTCTGCTTCCGTTAAGGCAAACAAGATGCCCGCTAAGAAGTCCGATGCTGCCCCGAAGGTCGTCGCCGCTGCCCCCGCCCCCGTTGCCGCCCCCGCGCCGGCGGCCCCCGTCAAGACTGTCAAGGCGAAGGCGGTCAAGGCCGAGAAGCCGGCTGCCCCCTCCAAGGCGGTCCTGACCGTGCCGACGGTTGAGACGCCGTCTGCCCCGGCGGCCGTTGAGGCCACGGAGAGCTCGGATGTGATCCTGGCTGGCCTGGCTGAGAAGCTCAAGGCCCTGTCCGCGGAGCTGACGACGCGTGTCCGCGAGGCGACCAAGAGTGTGGCCGATGCGATCAAGGCGACCAAGCGTGAGGCTCGCGAGATCAAGAAGAAGAAGAAGAAGAACCCGGCGGACATGACGCCCGAGGAGCGTAAGACGTGGGAGGCTCGCCGTGCCAACAATGCTTTTCTCGTTCAGCGTCCGCTGACGGATGAGCTCTGCACCTTCATGGGCCTCAAGTCGGGCGAGAAGCGTTCGCAGACGGAGGTGACCAAGTTCATCTCGAACTACGTCAAGGAGCACAGCTGCTTCGACCCGACGTTCAAGCGCCGCATCGTGCCGAACTCGGTTCTGGCGAAGCTCCTCCGCGTTTCGGACAAGGATGAGGTGACGTACCTGAACCTCCAGTCCTTCCTGAAGGTCCACTTCCTCAAGACTGCCCCGAAGGCGTAAGTTCCTTTGGAACCTCCGACGACGTAAATCTTTCTGAGTGAAAGATAAATGAGCAGCCAGCGTACCGCACCGTCGCCACCGAACGCCGAAGCCAAAGCCGCCGTACAAGCCCGCGTTGGCGACGTCGCCAAGAAGGCTTTGCACCAGGCCATCAATGAAAATGGCGGCTATCCTCCGCCCGGCGACCCTAAAGATAAATGGGGAAAAATCTTTGAGCGACTCGATTTCCTCCGAGCGAACCCTAGTGAGATCGTCGAGGACCTCACTTACGAACCCTATAAAAGGGGCGGCCGCACCCACCGTCGCCACCGCAAGCACCGCTCCACTCGTCGCCGCTAGGTGTTTTTGTTGTCGAAAGATAAATGCCCGACCCGAGCCCGAAGAAGAAGACGACCCGCCGCAGGAAGACGCTGAAGGAGCGGGATACGGTAGACTGGGAAAGTAAACCGCGGACGGAGGAGAAGCAGCCGGAGGGCGACAGAGCGTCAACCTCGCGCATCATCCAGGGTAGGAACGCACCCCTCACGCGCCAAGAACTCAAGCTTCATTCTAATGCTTATTATGATCATCGTCATATGCAGCTGCCTCCCACTTGGGAGGGTGACAAGCGTAAGCACGCTACGTATTTAAGGAAGTTGAAGAAGTGGAAAGAGGACACGGCGGCGTATGAAAAGGCACACGGAAAGAAGGAGGGCGGCC